TGGTGTTATCGTTGTGTACTCCATTGACCTGATTGACCGTCTTCGCATTGACGACCCCGTTGGTGCATTCTCTGTTCACGGTGCTGCTGGTATCTGGGGAACCCTGTCTGTGGGTCTGTTCTCCAAGTCCACTGGTTTCTTCTACGGTCACGGTCTGTCCCAGTTCTTCATCCAACTGGTTGGTGTCGTTGCCTATGGTGTCTGTGCCGCTGGTTTGAGTTACATTACTTGGAAGTTCCTTGCAAAAGCAAACAAGGGTCTCCGTGTTGGTGAGGAAGAAGAGATTGCTGGTCTTGACGCATCCGAGCACGGTATGAGTGCTTACACTTACAATGGTTGATTAAAACCTAAATAAATGATAAAATGGGAGGGCACAAACCCTCCTTTTTTATGGCAAGAATCAAAGACCCATTGAAGTATGGGTTCTACTGTGTTGATTATGTTTACCAAGGTGAAGATAAAGTTGCCGTTTACTTTGATATGATCTCCGCACAAGAATCAATGATGTCAATGTTTAGACGTGGAGTTGAATGTAAAGGAATGAGAGAGATGAAAGTAGATGCGAAAGAGTAAATTCTGGAGACTTTGGGCAAAGGCATTAGGTGAGAAGCATGGACGAAATGACCGAGAAGCAGATTTTATTGCTAGCATACGCACCCTTATTTTTGTTTCTTACCTGGTCACTAATGTTGCCATCGTTGCTAATGCGGTGAGACATTGGAATGATATAGACTACCAACAAACTTCTTGTGTTAAATGATCAGTTCAGAAACACCAGATAAACTCAGGGAAATCATTCAGGACACATGGCCCCAATTGTTTCGTCCTGGTGTAAATAATAACAGAAGTCTAGGGCACACAACCCACACAGAGGGTTCCAGTGTACAAGGAACCACACCTCAACAAAAAATCAGATGAGTGTGCTGCACTCTGGCGAGAATGGTTTGAGTTGCTTTCTAATAAAGACCCAGCAGCAAAAGAACTGAGAAAGGAATGGTGTAAGTGTGCTGATGAACTAGGTGAAATGGTAAGTCAGGAACTCAAAACAAATCCACGTTATATTGGGGTAGAATTGTTTCCTGGAAAAAAACAACCTCCTAGATAATACTAGTTACAAATACTTAGATGAAGTTTCTTTTTGCACTTCTCGCTACAATCCTTTTTGCTGCACCAGCATGGGCAGTAGACATCACAATGGGTTCAAATGGTAACTTGATTTTTGAACCAGCAGATGTTACAATATCCGCAGGAGACACGGTTCACTTTGTGAATGGTATGCTCCCACCACATAATGTGATCGTAGAAGATCACCCAGAACTTTCTCATGGCGATCTTGCATTTGCCCCTGGTGAAAGTTTTGATATCACCTTCCCCGAAGCAGGAGACTACACCTTCTGGTGTGACCCTCACAAGGGTGCTGGTATGATTGGAACACTCCATGTCTCATAATCACAACTATGAACCTATGCCTGCCTGGGTTCCCTGGGCAGGTGTAGGACTGATGATCTTTACGGTCATTATCTTCGTTGTATTTACACTATCGTTGATTTTCTTTCCAAATTAATGAACCACGCTGACCACTCTACCTACGAACACTTAATTCATATGTTTTTCTGTTGCATTGCTGGTCTAGGTATCGGCACCCTAGCAGTCTGGGGATATCAAAAAATTAAGCAAAACAAGAATCACAACCCATGAAAATTTTTCTAGATACCGCTGATGTTGCCGAAATTGCAAAGGCACATGAGACTGGATTGATCAATGGGGTCACGACTAACCCTACTCTTATTAAGAAGAGTGGTCGTGATCCTGTTGAAGTTATTAAAGAGATCTCCTCTTCTTTTGCAAGTCTTGAATCAATCTCTGCCGAGGTTGTTGCTGACACTGCAGAAGAGATGGTTGATCAGGCACAAGAATTTAATGGACTCTGGAATGTCACCATTAAAGTTCCATGTACCGTGGAAGGACTTAAGGCATGTACTGCCCTTGCAATGACCAACTATAAAGTCAATGTGACCCTTGTGTTCTCTGTTGCCCAAGCAATTCTGGCAGAGAAGGCAGGTGCAGCATATGTCTCCCCCTTTGTCGGCCGTTGGGTGGACAATGGAATTGATGGTGTTGAACTTATCAAAAACATTCGTCGGGCATATACTGGCAATGGACAGTTCACAACAACTCAAATCCTGAGTGCATCTCTTCGTGATGTTCGTCAAGTTGAGCAATGTGCTTTGGCAGGAACCGATGTTGTTACTATTCCTTCTAAAGTTTTCTGGGGAATGTATAACAACGTACTGACAGATAAAGGTCTTGATCAATTCCAAAAGGATTGGGATTCTGTTCACGGTTGATTAAAAAAATATTCTCTGATATAATGGGAGGAGTAATCCTCCTTTTTTTATGAACGGAAATTTGGAACCAGAAGAAAGAGTAATGAATGAAGATCATTGGATGCATGATTTTTATGATGCACTCCAAAAATTGGGATGGGAAGCAAAGGATGACATTCAAGTAGACATTGGTGGTACTGTAGTTTCTGGTATCCACCAAGGGGAAAACTACAATGAAAAGTGGGCAACTCCTTATGGTGTTCGCAAATACAATAAGGATGCATTCATTGTAATCAAGAACCTCTCCCGTAGTCCCTTTGAAACTTCTAAACCTTTTGCCGAAGGAGAATTCAAACAAGCACACCCATACGAAAAGAAATGAAGTTTACAGTTTATTCCAAATATGGTTGTCCATATTGCACGAAGACAGTTCAAGTTTTAGAAAAGTTAAACTTGGAGTATGTTGAATATAAACTTGGAGATGATTTTACTAAAGAAGAATTCTATGGTGAGTTTGGAAATGGTACAACTTTCCCCCAAGTTCTTGCAGATCAAACAAAACTAGGAGGATGTAGTGACACAATCAGATACCTCCAAGAAAAAAAGATCCTCTGATCTTGAAATAAATAGAGGTGTAGAACTAATATTAGGAGGGAGACCGAAACCTCAAAGAGGCAATTTTTATTTAAAATTTGCCAAGATGGTCTCCTTCTTCCGAAGAGAGATACACTTTTCATTTGAAGCCTCTTTTTTAATTAAGAAAAAATCTCTCGGAGAAGAACTATGACTGCTGCAACTATAACGATCTTTTCATTAATGACGTTTCTCTTTCTTGTTGTGGGACTCATAGGTGGTTGGGTTGCCAGAGAATACATGATGAACTACAGGGAAATTCCAAGACCACACCCTGAAATGTTTGACAATCAAGGCAATCTCATACCTGACGAAGTAATTGCATTTAATTTTGAAAACTATCATGACTACGAAGACAACAGCGAAGACGAAGACTACGACTAAGCGAAAAACTACTCAGACTACTCAGTCTGTCCAAACAACGCTTGATCTTCCAGCAAATCCTTTTGCATTTGAAGTTCTTACTCTTGCATCAAAGCAAAGAACGAAAGCAAAGAAAGTTGAAGTGCTGAAAAAATATGAGCATGAATCACTCAAAGCATTGTTCATCTGGAACTTTGACGAGAGTGTAATCTCTCTGCTTCCCCCTGGAGAAGTTCCTTACTCTAGTTTGAAAGACGAACAAGTTTCAAACGGAACCCTCAGTACTAAGATCAACCAGTTGGTTGGTACTATGGATTATTTTGATACTGTATCTCTTGGTAATGCTGCTGACTTGAAACAAGGCAAGACTACCATCCGAAAGGAATGGAGAAGGTTTTATAATTTCATCAAGGGTGGTAATGATTCACTGAAGTCTCTTCGTAGGGAGACGATGTTCATTCAAATTCTTGAAGGACTCCATCCACTTGATGCTGAAATCCTTTGCCTAGTTAAGGATAAAAATCTGGAAAGTAGGTATAGTATTTCTAAGGAAGTGGTATCCGAAGCATATCCAGATATTCAGTGGGGTGGTAGAAGTTGAGTCCTAAGATTAAATTCATACAAAAAGACTGCGACCCAGAAGCCGCAAATGATAGATCTCTACCCTGTACCAGTTACTTGGTAGAGTATATCTCTGATGGTGTAACTAAATGGGATCTTGTCATATGCACCAAAAAGGTAGATATCTTTGATTACTATTGGGATTTGTATCGTGAAGACCTGATTGGATTCAAACAATCGGAAGGAAGAACAAATCCAAAACTATGGAATCCCCCTGGAACTAAGAAAAAGAAATGACTGACAACAACTTAAACATTGGAATTGATCTTGATGCAATTCAAGGTGTAAAGAAAAGGTATAAGAAACTTAAAAGATATATGCGTTCTGGCATCTATCAGGTGAAGGCCATGGACGGAACAGAGAAAGTTATTAGTGAATTGTTAAAAGAAGATAAAACTGTATAATAAATTACAAAATAAACTTGCTATATAACTGTATTAGGGGTATAATACCCTTACGTTCATCCGAGTGATCGGACGCAAGTAAGTCGCGGAACGGAGCGTTCATCCTATGTTGTCATTATTAACTGTCTTTGCCATGCACATTCCATCTGAACAACTTTTACGTTGTGAAGATTTTGATTGGTTGGCAAATGGTATAGCAAGAGTTGACTTTTTCACTCCAAGTCAAAAACTTGAAATTCTCACAAATTGGATGGATCATACTGATCCTCATTGTTTTGACAGCAAGGACGCAAACGACTGAAGGAACGGGTTTTAATTAACCTTAGTATTTCAGGAGACTAACAATGAATACACTCAATATGATCAAGCAGCAGATCCAAAAAGCATCTGCACTTCATGACGCCCAAATTTCTCACACCGCATATCGTGGTTGTGAATTTAGAGTTGGTAGTCATGAGGCAAAAGAAACCCACGGTACATTCCATTATCGTGGACATACATATACCAAATAAAATATAACGATAAGATGTAGAGGGGGGGGATTGACTCTCCCTCTTTTTTTGTGTATAATGTCCCAAGAGAAATCTATTTTATGGACAGAGACAAACTAAAATTAATGATTCGGAATCTGGAATTGTTGGTAGATTCTCTCAAAGCAGAAATCTATTCTGATATTGATGCATACAAACGTAAACCAGATTATAATCAAGTAGCATCGTACCTCCATGAGTATGATGAAGTATTTGAAGATAGCGATTTAAACGAGGACTTTTGATGACTGTTAAACTTGTAAGTGTGACTCCTGATGCAGAGCAGACGATGGCATATGTTGCCCGAGTCTCCAACCCTGCCAATCAGCAAAATGAAAACTATGCAGGTCTTTTGCGTTATTGCATTAAGCACAATCACTGGAGTGTCTTTGAGCAATCGTTCATGACTCTTGAAATTGAAACTACTCGTGCTATCGCAGCCCAAATTTTGCGTCACCGTAGTTTCACATTTCAAGAGTTTTCCCAACGCTATGCTGATAGTTCCCTACTCTCAAAGGCGATCCCTCTCCCAGAGCTCCGTCGTCAGGACACCAAGAATCGTCAGAACAGTATTGATGACTTGGATCCGTTCATTGTTCAAAAGTTAGAGATGCAGATGCAGACGTTGTTTGACTCTTCTATGGCACTCTATCAACAGATGCTTGAGAGAGGTGTTGCTAAAGAGTGTGCCCGTAATGTTCTTCCCCTCTGCACTCCCACTCGTATCTACATGAGTGGTTCGTGTCGTTCATGGGTCCACTATATCGATCTGCGATCTGCACATGGTACTCAGAAGGAACACATGGACATTGCAAATGCATGTAAGGAAGTCTTTATTGAACAGTTCCCTACAGTGGCAGAAGCACTGGAGTGGGTCTAAATAAATTATCTTGATTTTATAACAATGGCAACATACCCCGTAGTGAATAAAACCACTGGTGAGCAAAAAGAAGTTGTGATGAGTATTCACGACTGGAATCAGTGGTTAGAGGATAACCCAGACTGGATTAGGGATTGGTCAGATCCTTCTACTTGTCCTTCTCCTGGAGAAGTTGGTGAGTGGAAAGATAAACTGATTAACCGCAATCCTGGTTGGAATGATGTTTTACATAGGGCATCCAAAATGCCTGGTTCACGAGTAAAGAAAATCTAAGTATGCCCGCAAGAAAAAGAAAGAACGACACCAATAGTGGTATTGGTAGCATGAGTTCACGACAAATGAAGAGAAAGAAACCGATTAATTCGGATACAATGGTTGACATCAAACCGTTGACCGATAACCAGAAGAAGTTCTTTGATGCATACAAAGCAGGTAAGAACCTGTTTGCATATGGAGCAGCAGGAACTGGTAAGACATTCATTGCACTCTACCTTGCACTTAAAGATGTACTGAATGTAATGACACCATATGAAAAAGTTTATGTGGTTCGTTCTCTAGTTGCAACTCGTGAGATCGGTTTCCTTCCTGGAGACCATGAAGATAAGTCTTCTCTCTATCAGATTCCATACAAGAACATGGTTAAGTACATGTTTGAGATGCAAGATGATAATGAGTTTGAAATGCTCTACGGTGCATTGAAAGCACAAGAGACAATTCGTTTCTGGTCTACTTCTTTCCTCCGTGGTACTACGATGGATAACTGTATCATCATTGTTGATGAGATGCAGAACCTGAACTTCCACGAACTTGATTCTATTATCACTCGTGTGGGTGAGAACTGTAAGATTGTTTTCTGTGGTGATGCTGCACAGTCTGACCTTGTGAAGACCAATGAAAGGAATGGTATTCTTGATTTCAAAAAGATTATCATGGCGATGACAGAAGACTTTGAGTCTGTTGAATACGATGTTAATGATATTGTCCGCTCTGGATTCGTCCGTAATTACATTATGACTAAAATTGCACTAGGTATCTGATGTTTGTTCATTTAGATTATTTGAAAGATGAGGTTGATCTGGAAGCAACTAATGTAGATGGGACTCGTTTCTACAAAGTCCCATCTGGGAAGATGTATCCGTCAATTACTTCGGTCACAAGTTTTTATAACCGTGAAGTCTTCGTTGAATGGAGAAAAAAAGTCGGTGAAGAAAAAGCAAACAAGATTACCAGGGAGTCTACATTCCGAGGAACAAAGTTTCACGATTGTGTAGAACACTACATGAGGAACACCCCAATCAGTGAGATTGAGATGCTTCCTTCAACAAAGTTTCTCCTCCTTGCGGCTAAACCTTATTTGGACCGTATAAATAATATACATGCTTTAGAGAAGTCACTATACAGTGACTACCTTGGTCTTGCAGGTAGAGTTGACTGCATTGCAGAGTACGATGGCGAACTCGCAGTCATTGACTTTAAGACGGCAACAAAAATAAAACCAGAGGAATGGATTCAAAATTATTTTGTGCAAGAAACTGCATACGCTTGCATGTATTATGAAATGACTGGTATACCAGTGAAAAAACTTATTACTATTATGGTAGCTGAAAATGGAGAATGTGTCGTCTATGAAAAGCGTAACAAGGGTCACTATATTAAACTTCTCACAGAGTACATCAGAAAATTTGTTGACTACAAAACAGGAACCTATGGAGAATCAGGTTGAAGATCTCATCAAGGAAAAATTTCTATGCCAAGCAAAATTTGCTCAGGAAATTGAAAGTCTTGTAAAGAACAATGGTTTCAATTACATTGATGCTATTCTTACATTCTGTGAAGAAAACAAGATTGAAATGGAATCCGTGTCTAAACTGATTTCAAAACCATTGAAAGAGAAGTTAAAGTATGATGCAATTCAACTGAACTTCTTGAAGAAAACTACAAGAGCAAAACTACCGTTATGATTTCCAAAAGTGAATTGATGCATTTTAAAATTCAGGCAGCAATGCGTGAAAATGCCTTTATTGATTCTGAATTAAAATATCTTGGAGAACGTTCTGGTCATCACTGGTATCTCGTCGCAGGCGAACATGAAGTGATGGCAGAACAAATTGAAGAGTTTGACCAAATTGATGATGACACCGATTGATGTTTACAAAACGTATCTCGCCTTCAAGAACCACTTTACTAAAGTAAGTTACAATTACTTTAAATATTCTGGTAAGTCCAGAGCATCTGTTGAAGCATATAACAATCGTAAGGATCGTTATTTCTTTGAGAGAATGTCTCGGAAGAAAACAGATGACGAGATCAAAGAATTTTTTCTTGCCAATTTCATAGAGTGTGACGATCCTGATCGCTTATGGATTGGCGAGATCATTCAGACTGGCAATGACAGTCACTCCTCTTGGTTGAAGAGATTTCAGGGACTTACCTATCTGTTCAAGACAGAGGTAGAAGTCTTTGTACATAGAGAAACCTTTCAAGAATTATTCACAATCAAAGGTCAATCGCATCCTGAGATATTGAAAAAGTATCTCCAGGGTGCTTTGTCTATTGAAACGATGGTAATCCTTGACATGATTCTTGATTACGTTAAGGATTTTGATACAAAACTGAATGACCCAGTGTGGGAAACCGTCAGTTTTAAAATTAAAAAATATAAACCATTTCTAAATATTGATGTGGAAAAATACAAAACAATTCTTAAAGAGCAAGTAGCATGAGCAGATTTTTTGATTCTGAAGTAGTAAGAGAGTCAGTTCTTGAACTAGAAGAACTTCAACAAAAACTCTACAGTGAGATGATGAACATCCACACATTTTCTGCTGAAGAAAAGAGAGAACACTTAGAAACTCTAAAAGCATTTTTGGAGAAGCAAAAGATTTTCTTCTTCCGTATTTCTCTTTCTGATGATCCAGATGCACTGGAGATTAAGCAAAGAGTTCTTGATGCAGCAAAAATGTTTGGTTATGATGAAATTGATGGCATGGACAAGTTCTTTGAGCAACTTGATTCCACGATCAAAAACCTGGAAAAATCCCTTGACAGGTAAGGGCACCTGCCCTATAATAGACCTGTCGTCAAATCCGACACATCCTAATCTATCCTAATTAATCCGTATGTCTTTCGCAAATCTCAAGAAGCAGTCTCGCTCTGGTTCCCTCACCGATAAACTGATCAAGTCTGTTGAAAAACTCAACGACAAGGGAAGCAGTGGTGCAGACGAGCGTATCTGGAAACCAGCAGTTGATAAGTCTGGCAATGGTTATGCCATCATTCGTTTCCTCCCCGAACCTGAGGGTTGCGATCTTCCTTGGGCACGAGTGTATACTCACGCATTCCAAGGTCCTGGTGGTTGGTTGATTGACCAATGTCTCACCACCAAGGAACAGAAGTGTCCTGTCTGCGAGCACAATTCCACTCTGTGGAACAATGGTACTGACTCTGGCAAAGAACAGGCACGTAAGCAAAAGCGCAAACTGTCATATTACTCCAACATCTACGTTGTCGCTGATCCCGCAAATCCTGACAACGAAGGTAAAGTCTTCCTCTTCAAGTTTGGTAAGAAGATCTTTGACAAGATCATGGAAGCAATGAAGCCTGAGTTCGCTGATGAAGAACCCATCAACCCCTTTGACTTCTGGCAAGGTGCTAACTTCAAACTGAAGATCCGCAAGGTTGAAGGTTATCAGAACTACGATAAGTCTGAGTTTGATCGTCCCTCTGCTCTGTTTGATGACGATGACAAACTGGAGAAAGTGTACAACAATCTCCATGACCTGAATGAGTTCCTTGATCCTAAGAACTTCAAGTCTTATGATGATCTGAAGAAGCGTCTTGACTACACTCTGGGTATCCGTGGTGTTCCTAAGTCCATGGATCCTGAAGTCCAGGAAGAAGAAGCACAGTGGGAACGTGAGCGTCGTGGTGACTACTCCGAACCGACTGTCTCCCGCTCTGAACCTGAACTGCCGAGTTATGATTCTAGCAACTCGGATGAAGAGGATGATTCCCTCAACTACTTCGCCCGACTGGTCAACTCCTGATTCAGTAACCCTCCGAAAGGAGGGTTTTTTTATACCCCAGAATCCTTAGGATTATACGACCTCTTCATGGTTCTACTTACATACTGTGAAGAGGTTTGGTGTCTCATCATGTTTCTCATGTCACTTACAAATGCCGACAAGTATTCTGGTTTTAGTATTTTTATAATTCTCTTTGCTTCATTTAATGAAGTTTCGTATTCATAATTAGTAACTGGTCCAACTGGATTTACAGTTTTGATTGTCCCATCAAATGCTGAATATGTAAACTGGAAGTCGGAGTCTACTTCTAAACCACCTTCCAGAATAGTTCTGTTGTATTCATCTCTGATTTCAAAAGTTTCATAGTGGTGAACAGCGTAGATGTTTTCGGTAGAACCATACTTATCAAGCAGGTAACTTTCCAGATCATTATGACTCAGAGGCCATTGATCTCTAATACTGGTTATATTATTTGTGATGAGCACTACCCAATCCAATTCTGGATCATCATAAACATTTTTTGCAACTACATCTGGTCTTGCACCTTCTGGAATTGTTCCAAATTTAAATGCAGTGATTGCACTTTCTATATCAGATCTAATTTTTGCTCTCTTGAAAATGTTTTTAACTTCAATTCGTTCATCACTTCTATTTGCACCAGGCAGACGAGAGACGTAAGATATGTTGGGTAGTTCTCTGAAGTATGACATTTTAGTAACCTATATCTGTTAATTTGACTGGTGTCAAATCACCTGTAGACTTTATGTCTCCATTATCACTTCTACCATTTTCTATATTTTCTTGGTAATCTGTATCGTAAATTGGTTCAAGTTCTTGAACTGTTAAACTGATTTGTATACTTACTGGTTGACCGTTTTCATACGATGACCAAATTTGCTCTGGGGTGTAGTTAACACTACATGTTTTAATTGCACATGGTTTTATTTTATTTACACCTTCAATTTCTTGTCTACCTTGAGTTTTGAATTTCAGTTTAAATATATTTGGAGTTCCCAAGAATAAAGAATTAGAACCTGCTGTTGCATTTATTTTTTTAACTGCCATTCCTTGCTTAAAGAATCTGACAATACGGTTTACCATCAATGCTTCATCTAGACTTCTAGGACTTAACTTCCATGAGAATTGGAATGATCTTAGGGTTGGTGAATTAAATAATAACTCCATGTTACTATTTGGAACAACCCCAAATCCTCTTGCTAATATAGATTCTGGAGAAACTTGAATTCCCGCCTGTGCTAATATTCTGGATGAAATAGCAGTTTTGATTAAAGCGCCAGATCCTTTATTTTCCAACAAACCCGCTATAGATTGTGCTCCTCCTGCATTGTTTAATAGTGCAAGAAATGTTGCTAGTCTACTTAACCCACCGATTCCAGTTAATGCTCCAGCAGCTGCTCCCACACCTGCCGCAGTGATTGCTGGTTTTGGAGCTGATGCATATGCATTAAGAACAGCAGCATTTAAGTCATTCATTTGATCTTCACCCCAATTGACGGAGTTGGAATCAGAAATGCTATTTGGCATTGGAAGATTTACAAGTCCAATAAATTTTTCTAGAGAAGTTGTTCGCACACTTCCTGATGTCAATATACCCACAGAACCACCCTTTTTGAATATATTATCTTTATATGGGGGTTTGTATTTGAATTGTGCTATTTGGATGTGGTCTTGTATTGAATTTATGTTTGCATCTTTATTACCATAGGTCGCATCTATTGGATATGTAAATGTGCCAGAAATTGCATCATCAACAGAACCAAACTGCAATCCATTTAACATATCCTCGGTGATAACAAGTTTATCCAACTGCACACCAGAAACTGTTTCAATACCCTTTACAAATTTGTTTGTGAGGGCAATAGCACCTTCACCTAGCGACTCAGCAAAACTCTTAATGGGATTATTGTTTTCTTCCTGAGATGGTGCTGGGGGTGGATTCGTTCCAATTCCTGCAGTTGCTTGTACCTTTCCGTCAGTCCCAACTCCAGTTGCACTTTTCAGAACGTTGTTTACTATTGGTGCTCTTTGTGTTCCGCTGCTTGCTTTTGCGTCAGCAGTCCATTTAGTGCCAGCAAAGGTAGATTCATTTTTAATTACACCTAAAACATCTTCTGTCGTGAGTGGTTTCTTCATCGTACCCACGCCAACGTTTAGGTCTCCATTCTTTATGAGTGTCAATCCTTCTTGAGTGAAATTTGACGATCCACCTGGAACAGATTGAAATAGAACAGTAGAACTAGTTGGTTCAACTAATACAACGATACCATTATTTGTATTATATCTTATCTCAAGTGGACGCTGGCCGGTATTGCCCACCTGCGCGTCATATACTGTAGCACTATTATCATAGAAATAATTGTTCTTGCCAATTCTCTTCGTGCCATCAGTTAGTCCACCATTACCTAACTGAAGTATATTTCCAGGACCAATATCTATGTCTAGTTTTTCTGCCATTTAACTGTCCCAGACCATTTGAAGTTCTACTTTAACACCATCACGATCTACGAATCTTTCGGTTACTAACCTAGCAATACCTTCCAGATCTCTATCTGGAATTATAAAGAGGTTATCCATATTACTGATGAAGTAACTGTGCAATGTTTTCTTTGGTACATACGCTGCTCCACCTTTATTTAGAAGGGAAGTTGCAACGGAATCACGATAACTTGGATTCAGGTAGTGAACGTTTGCACCAAGGATTTTGTCTTCTTGATATTCTAATATGTATGTTAGTGGTCTTTGGTCGTAGTATTTGTACCGATCTGGATACGCTGCACTGTAACTAAAGAAGCAGAATTCTCCTATTGAAGGTAACCTTTGTTCTGCTACTAATTCTAACTCCGAATATAATTGAGAAGCATACCAGTCTTCATCAGTGTTTGGTTTACCAATTGCTTTTTCTCTTATTCTTTGTTCAATGGTTGTGTCTTCAATATAATCTTCTTCTTCATCATATAAATCAATTAGTTCTTGTGCCTCTTTAACCGATTTTGCTCTTGGTGCTTTTCTTTTTTTGGGTGTGCTTTTTAGGTATGTTGGATTAAACCTAATTACGTCAATTAGGTCTTCTTTTTTTAGTCTACTATATCCAGTTATACCATAATTTTTCGCAATCGCTCTTAATTGAGTTAAATCATAACTAGAAAGATTCTTTTTTTCGTGACCAGTTAGTCTTGAATAAAATTTTGACGATGAAAATCTTGCCATTATACTCCTAGGTCGTCTTCTGTCATAATTTTAAATTCATAATTACGATCAGCACAGAACTCTCTTGCTGCTTTCCACTTTGCTTGGTTAACTACCCAAGTCTTTACTGAATTGGCCCATGCCTTTGTTCTTCTCTTGGGATTTTGTGGTGGCATCTCTACTTGTCTTTTGGGTTTAATTTCAACAACCACTGTTCTATGTCTTCCTGTTTTGTCTTTATACTTGATAAAGAAATCTGGAAAGTAACGATGAACTCTATTATCAACTGGTGAAATATAAGGAATCCAAAATTCTTCTGATTGCCACTGATCAACTTCTTCAGTTAGATCACAATACCTCATGAACTTCCGTTCCCATAAAGATCTGTAAACAATATTTGTGGGGTCACCTTTGTACTTTGTTGGGTTCTCTGGAAGGTAACGTCCATGATATGACATACATATAATATAAGTAGTTTCAAAGTATTTAGATGGCAGAGTCCGCCGAACTCTATTACGCAAAGATGTCTAGGGTTTCCGCTATTATCGGAAAACTGTCTCAGACTTCTCAGTTCATGGTGAATTTGAATTTGGCAGCAGGAGGTACTGGCGTCAATACTCACTTGACATCTTGTGGGTTACTTAATGATCCAAAGTCATATGATTTTCTTTGTTCTGATGTGACTCTTCCTGGATCATCATTTGACATGAGTGAAGAAAGTGGTAGTCGTCAAGGAGTTATTGAAAGATTTGCAACGAGAAGAATATATACGGACTTTGATTTGACTTTCTATGTTGACGATGATTATAACTCACTTCGTCTTCTAGAAGAATGGATGAATTTTATTGATCCAATTTATTCATCTGGTAGCGTATATCAAGGATCTGGTAATGGACAAACTGGATTTAGTGAAAGTGATAATTTTTACAGAATGAAATATCCAAATGAGTATAAGAGAGATATATCTGTAGTTAAGTTTGAAAGAAACTTCTTGGCGAATCCAAGTGTTCCTAATTCTGGTTTTAGACCACAATCATTAATTAAGTATACTTTTATTGATGCGTTCCCAATGAATATTGTTGCTATTCCATTTTCTTACGAGTCTAGTACCATCACAAAGGTTACTGCTTCATTTAATTATAGTAGATATGTTGTAGCAAAAACTGGTTTTGATACGCCAACTACAACTCCTAGCGGAGCACCCACAACAAATCCCGCGAATCCAGATCAACCATTACCAGAAAATGATAATTTACTTGGACCACCAACAGCGAAAACTTTCTTGGGTACTCCACTCAATTCTCAACAAACATTAAATGAGTTGTATAATGCTGGGTTTAGAGGGCAAATAAAAACAGCAGGTGACTTTGTTGGACCTTTACAATAACTCAATAAATAATCATACCTGAAAAATCTATAGGATATTATGCCTTTACCAAAGATCTCTACACCAACGTATGAGTTGGAATTACCTTCAACTGGAAAGAAGATTAAATACAGACCATTTTTAGTCAGAGAAGAAAAGATTCTGATTCTTGCATTAGAAAGTGAGAATGTAGATCAAATCACAAATGCAATCAAGACAACACTGAAGGATTGTATTCAAACAAGAGGAGTTAAAGTAGAGGAACTTCCTACATTTGACATTGAATATGTCTTCTTAAATGTTCGTGGCAAGTCAGTTGGGGAAGCAATTGATCTGGTTGTAACTTGTCCTGATGATGGGGAGACTACAGTTCCAGTCAAGGTTTACATTGATGAGATTTCTGTACAGAAAGATCCAGATCATACTACAGATATTAATCTTGATGGTAAACTTACATTGCGTATGAAGTATCCATCTCTGAATCAATTCATTCAGAACAACTTTGATTTAAATACGGATGATGAATCTTCACTTGAGAAGTCATTTGAAATTATTGCATCATGCATTGATATGATCTTTGATGCAGATGAGTGCTGGTCTGCTGCAGATAGCACCAAGAAAGAATTGATGTCTTGGTTAGATGGATTGAACTCAAGTCAGTTCAAACAGATTGAAGACTTCTTTGCAACTATGCCAAAACTTTCTCATACGTTTAAGGTTACCAATCCAAATACCGAAGTTGAAAGTGAAGTAACGCTGGAGGGACTGTCAAGTTTTTTCGGTTGATCATGGCTCATATTGACCTTGAGTCATTCTATAAACTTAATTTTGCCTTGATGCAGCATCATAAATACAGCTTGACAGAGATTGAAAACATGATGCCTTGGGAGCGAGATATCTATCTTGCACTTCTGAATCAACACATTGAAGAGGAAAATCTAAAAGCACAGCAGCAGGCAAACTTATAAATGTTTGAATCTATCTTTCCTTTTAAAAAACTTGGTAGCAAAATTAAATCGCCAAAAAAGAAAAAGAAGGCGATGGATTTTGTCACTGGTGGACAAGCACCAGGTGCATCTATAGTGTCTGGTGCTAGGAATAATATTGTCAGTTTCCAAAGGAATAATGTATCTGCACCTAGTCAGAATAATCTTGGTTCAGTAGTTAATAATATTTCAAACACCCAAACTTATGGTAGAGCAACTGGATATGATATCTTAGACTTCTTTGGATCTAAGAAAACAGAAAGAAGATTAAGAAAGAGTGTACAAAGACTTAGAAATTCTCTTGCAGAAACTTTTGAGATTGCTAAGTTTTTACGAATCACAATCAATAGAATTGCTAAGCAGTTAAAAGATATCCCATCCATCTCTGGTGGTGGAGGGGGTGGTGGTGCCTTAGGTTTAATTGCAGGTCTTATTGGTGGTGTTGTAAAACTAATAGGATCCGTTGTGGGTCAACTTGCTGGTTGGGTTATTTCATTATTTGGTAGAATAGGATTAGGTGGAGTAGCAAAAAGATTTTTACCTAAGATTGCTCTCGGTGGTATGGGAGTCCTTGGTGTCCTTGGACTTGGGGACACCTTCATGAATAAAGTTCAAGCACAAGAAAATGAACTTGACATTCAAAGAGGTGTAGAGAAGAGTACGGCAGAAAAACAAAGTAAGTCTACAGACACATTTGAAAAAATTATTAATAAGTTCAAACAAGCGGTAGATCTATTACTGTCTGGTGGAAAAGCAAAACAAGATGGAAAAGATGATTCATCAGTAGTACCAACACAACAATTAGTCCCTGGTGGTAGTACTGGGGGCCCTGCTGACTTTAGTGGATCGGAAAGTTCAGAAAAAGCTTTCAATTATTTTGTAAGTCAAGGATACACAAAAGAACAATCCGCAGCAATAGTTGGAAATCTATTGCAAGAAAACCGTGCAATGGATCCCACTCTTAAGAATTCAATAGACCACACAGGAATTGCTCAATGGGATCCAAAAGATAGATATCCAAAAATGCTTGCGTTTGCACAATCAAAAGGATTGGATCCAAACACACTTGAAGCGCAACTTCAATTTGTAGAACAAGAATTACAGACTGGTTCTGGAGGATTATCAAAAGCAAGATTACAAGGAACTAAGAGTTTAGAAGAAGCAACTCTCTTAGTAAGAAAACAATATTTGAGACCTGGTGAAGCAGAAGCCATGGATTCAAATAGACTCTCTTTTGCACAAGGAGTCTTATCTAAATATGGTGCAGGAAATACTAACTTAACTTCAGCACAACAAGTTAACTTTGGAAATGTACCAACAGGTAAACTAAGTCCAGAAGTATCAGTTATACAAATGGGAGGAGATTCTGGTGGGGTTCAGGCAGCACCTTCATCTGGAGGAGTATCATCAATACCTGCTCAAACTAAAGGACCATCAATTGCATTTTTGCCTTCTAATAATTTTGATAGTTATGCTGGGTTGAGTGCAAAGATGCTGTACAATATTGTTGAGGCATAAGAGATATGATTACTCTTTTAAAGTCTCCACTCAAAAATTCAGCAAACAATATTGTTGCTTCGCCTCAAACCAGAATGGTTAAGGCACTAGACTTTGACAAGAAGTCTGAGTACAAAAAATTTGTTAAATGGATAGACTCTAGCACAAAAGATCTAGAGAAGATAAAGATTCCATCAAAGAAAGAAATCAAGAAACTAGAAAAACTAGTTCTTGAGATGAATGGCGGCGGAGGTGGTGGTGGTCTTGGTGGACTACTTGGATTAATCCCAAGTATACTTTTCCCAGGTTTTGGTGGCCCAGATATTCCATTTATTAGAAGACCAAAACCACCGAAAGGTAAACCCAAACCAAAGTCACCCAAAGGTGGTGGACCAAAAGTACCAAAATTAAATCCCAAGAGTCTGAGTAGACTTAATGATTCTTTCTCTAGGTATATCTCTGGTAAATCAAATTTTGGTGATCGCCTTAGACTTTTTAGAAGAGGCAATATTGGTGCGTCTGGACTGTTCACAAAAGGTGGATTCAATGCACAAGGAGCATTAAAGGGGCAAGGATTTAAACTTCCAGGATTTGGCGGTGGAAAACCTCAGGCAGGAGCAACTCCAAATCTTGGATCTGCTACAAAGGCAGGTGGATTTTTGAAGAATGCTGGTGGTGTTGCCAGAAGATCATCTGGTCCACTAAGTCTTTTGTTTGCTGGATTGGATTATTCCGAGAGAAAATCAGAAGGACAAACTGAGACTCAAGCAATCGGAGGTGCTGCCTCAACTGCTGTAGGTGGAGCAGTTGCTGGATCTCTTGCTACTGCAATTGCATTAACAGTAATACCAGAACCATCTACTACGGTTGCTGGTTTGATCATGCTTGGATCACTCGCTGCATCATACTTTGGGGGAAAGGCAGCAGGAAGTTTGTCTGATAAAATTACTGGGGCGAACAAAAAAATAGATGCAAATAAAAAAATATCAGAAGATAAACAAAAAAGTGAAAATCAATTTTCTTCTGTACTGAAAACATTTGGTGAGGCGGTTGATGGTCTTTTGACTTTTGCGCAAGGAAGAACATCCGATAAAAAAGAAGGACCTTTAACTTATAGTCCCAGTTCTAATCTTCAGTACTCATTATATGGGGCACCAAAGGAGGGTGGTGGATATGAGTATACTGATCCTGATACTGGAATATCTATAACCCGTTCTAGTTCTTATGGAAAACTTCGTGGAAATAGAATACACAAAGGTGAAGATATTGCAGCACAAGTAGGAACTCCTCTTCGCGCTATTTCCGATGGTGAAGTTGTAGACTCTGATTTTGAAAGTGGATGGGGAAATTTCTTAGTCTTTAGGGATGACAAAGGTGTTCATCATCTTTATGGTCATATGCAAGAAGGGTATAAACGAGGTGGTCCAGTCAAGAAGGGAGATATTATTGGAAAAGTTGGAATGACTGGAAGAACATCTGGTCCACACCTACATTGGGAAACTGGAACTGGATGGAATGGGGGGCAAATAACAGGTCGCTTTGACCCTCTTAGTGCGTATAAAATTGAACAACCATTCTTTACATCTAGATCAAAACCTGGAGAAGAAAGTAGTCAATTATCTGCACCTTCGGTTCCAGCAGTACGACCAGCAGATTCACTAGAAGCACAAGCACGAGTACCAGCATCACAAGCATCAGGAAGACAGCAAACCGTAATTATCACACAAGGACAAGGTGGAGGACCACAAGTAATACCACAACAAATCCCAATCCCAATCCCAATGGGTGGAGGTGGTGGAGGTGTTGCTGTAGCATCAATACCTGAAGTTGTCCTATTAAATAGTTTGTGGAATACTCTCCTATTAACTAAACTTTCTTCAACGTAATGGCAGAAGCAGTATCGGGTTTACAATATAGATCGGTTGTCTTGCAATCTCTTGATGGAGGTAATGCATTTGATATTTCCAATGCTCTATTGTCAGTAGATTATTTTGAAGATATTCTGGAACCATGTGTGACAATGACAATGCAAATCACAAATGCATATGGACTGTTCAATGGACTTCCTATTCGTGGAGGCGAAAGATTATTCCTAGAAGCAGAGACTGCATCGGGAGAGTTCGCTGTTGACCAGATGTATGTCTACAAAGTGAGTGGACTTGAAGCAGAGAAAACAGCAGAGAACTTTACTTTACATCTAGTCTCTAGAGAGTTTCTCACAAATGAGACTGCAAGATGTGCCACCAAGTATTCGGGAAAAGTAAATCAAACTGTAACAAAGATCCTGAAAGAGGATTTAAAGACGACCAACTTCAAGTCTGAGAACATAGAAGAAACATCAAATACTTTTAGTTTCATTGGAAATATGAAGAAACCTTTGCATGTTTTGCAATGGTTAGGACCAAAGTCTATATCTACTGCCACAAAGAAAACTGGAACTGACGGTAAAGATAAAACAGAACAAGGCCTTGCGAAAGGAACTGCAGGATTCTTGTTCTATGAAAATAAGGATGGATTTAACTTTAGAAGTATTGACAAAATTGTAACAAAGACAGAAAGTAAGTACAGTTACAAGTATAATGGTAAGGTAATTGAAGCGGGAAACATTGAAAACAATTTCTCAATTTTGAATTACTTCTTTGAGAAAAATATTGACCTGAGAAAAGCATTACGTGTTGGGATGTATGCCAACAAAACATACTTCTATAATAGAGAGAATCATACATTCTCAATCTATAACTACTATCTTCAAGATGAAATTAAAAATGCTTCACAACTTGGCAACCAAGAAAGCATTGCTGTGTCTAAAGAATTAGGAAAATCATTTTCCAGAATTATGGTTAGAACTTCTGATCATGGTATATTGGCACCTGCTGGCGGAACTGCACAGTCGGGAAGAGATATTTCAGATCAGGCAAAAGCATACTCTAGATATAATTTGCTGTTCACACAGGCACTAAATATTCTTATACCATGTAACATAAATCTAAAAGTAGGAGACATAATTTATTGTGAATTCCCCGATATGAATCAGGGAAAAACAAGAGAAGTTGATTCAGAAACAAGCGGCAATTATGTTATAAGGGAGTTGAGACATCATTTTTCCGCTCAACAAAACACAACATCTCTCAAACTGATGAGAGATTCTTATGGACTTTATGGACCAAATCAATAGGGAGGAACATGGAAAACATTGACAAGCACATTGAGAAAGACAAAGAAATTTTAGACGACTCTACAATCTCACCACAGATGCGTCGTCATACTCAAGAAGAGTTGAAGGCATTAGAATCATACAAAGAGCATCATCCAGAAGATTCTCATGATCCTACGGCATTGGAACTTTACTGTGATGCAAATCCAGAAGCACCAGAATGTTTAGTATATGACGACTGATGATTGAAGAATCTTTACTTAAATCTAACCTTCTCGGTAGAGATGGATTCGTATGGTGGATAGGAAGAGTTGCACATCCAGATTACTGGAAAGCAATCAACACCGTAATGGATCAATCTGGCGAAAAAGGTCAGAGATGTAAAGTTAGAATTATTGGTTATCATCCATTTGACAATACGCTCAAGGAGGAAGATCTTCCTTGGGCAGATGTGATGATGGATCCCATAAGTGGAAGTGGCCAAGGTGGTCAGGGACAATTACTTTCGCTTCAGGGTGGTGAAACTTGTGTTGGATTCTTCATGGATGGAGAAGAGGCACAACAACCAGTCATCATGGGTCTACTTCATCGTAATGAAAAAGTAGAAAATAGTTTTACCAATGAAGAACTTAAGCAAGAGAAGACTTCTAGATTCCAACCATTCACAGGTAACAGAGGAAGTAAACCGACAAATATAAAAAAACTTACTACCCAACCAATTGATCAAGGAAATCAAGGTAAAGTAGATCCACTTCCTCCTGGTTCAAATAAAACAGAAGCATCAGTATGTTACCCAAGAGGAACTGGAAGTCCAGCACAAGATGGAATTGAAAGAAAATCAACTAAGACTGAAATAATTCCAAGTAATTGTGGCGATGATGCAATTGGAAAACTAACTCAAATACTTACAGACTTCATTGCATTTACAAATACTCTAGACTTTGCTGCTGGTGCATTCGTAGATCCACTTCTCAATAAAGTGGTAAACATGCCAGCAAAGATCAAAAAGATTGTAAGCACAACACAATCTGTGGTCAAGAGTGTGATCAATAATATTAGAGATGGATTGATTGGAAAACTAACTGTCACTTTTAGTACATGGTTGGGAACTGCAAATTTAAAAAATCCAGCATCATACTTAACAGATCCTGCAGCACAAAAGGGGTTCATGCAAACCCTGGCAACTATATTTTGTATCTTTGAAAAGTTAATTCAAGACATTATTGGATTCTTAACTCATCTATTTGAAACTTTAATTGGAAATATTATCAACGGACCAGTCTGTGCAGCGGAACAGTTTGTGTCTGCAATTTTCGCAAAGGTATTTGATTTATTAGAAGAAGCATTAGCACCTGTCTTATCTGGACTTGAATGGTTGATGGGTGGAATAGGAGAGGTAAGAGATATATTAAGACAAGTAAGCAGCGTTGCAACTGCAATCTACAGTTTTATTGGATGTGATGGTCTCAAGTGTAGCACCCCAAGTAAGTGGATCTCATCAACTAATGCTGCACTTCAGGCTGCTGCTACAGATTGGCAAAAGCAACTAGATCAGGTTGATGTCTTTGATAATATTGCAAATGATCTTGCACAGTTTGGGCAGACAATAGAAGACGATATTAATAATTTCTTTGGTACAGATGAAGAAAATAATATACCAGAATACAATGGTATGAGAGTTGATAGTATCTTAACCACTGTTGATGGTTTAACTGGAGGAAGTTCTTCGGAAGCACTTAATAAAGGACTTGGATCTATTGAAAGTGCGGTTGCAACGTCAACTTTATTCGGTACTGATAATACAGTCTTTGATGCATGTAATCAGAAGATCAATAACCCAATAAGTCAGAGTGAAATAATCCCAATGCCACTCGGATACACATATAATAAGTGCATTCCACCAGAAATAGAAGTCATTGGTAATGGTTCTGGCGCATCATTGATACCAATCGTTTCTAAATTCGGAACTATATTCTCGGTACAAATTGCTAATGGTGGAACTGGATATGATAATGATACATCAGTTGCAGTTATTGATAACACTGGACATGGAACTGGCGCAAGGGTCAAATTCATATTGAAGGATGGATCTATTGATAAAGTAGCAGTCATTGATCCAGGATTTGGATATTGTGCTGGTTCTACTCAAGGATCTGTTGATGAAAATGTTAGAGGAACTGTAGATGATATATTCATTCAAGCACCAGGAGTTGGATATGATAGCACCAATGATACTGCATCTATCAACGGTAATGATGTTCAATTCCCATTATTGACCACTCCAAATGGATCAATAATTAGCATCCAAGTTCCAAGTGGATTTAACTTTGAGTTTGATGACTATCCAGAGATCACCATAAATACAGACACTGGACGAGGAGCATCCTTGATACCAATTATGGCATACAAACCACTGTCCAATAAGGACAATCTTGCCGTTGGTACGAGAAGAACTCTGGTTGGTATTACAAGTGTTATTGATTGTATATGACAGAAGAAGAAGTAAAAAAATTAATACAAAATGAACTGAAATCTTTCAGTCCAGATTACTATAGAGAAGCACATCCTGGGTATGAAGTAACTTCTGGTAGTAAGACAATTGGGCATGGTGAAACTGATTACTGTGTATCAACTGACAATCTTCAGGGAATTCATTTCTATAAGAGTGGTGTTGCCAAAGTATTTTCCAATAAGTCAATGGAAATTCGCTCTGGTGAAGATTCCAATGACAAAGAAATTTCTATTGTAATCAGTGCAGATCAGGGAAAAATTAAAATCACCGCAGAGGCAGGAGATTTAATTCTTGAAGGTCGTAATGTTTTGATCAATTCCACATCTGCTGATGGTGGAGTTTCTATACAATCCAATAAAATTGTATACATGAGAACGCCAGAATTTATAGTTGATAGCACAATGTTTACTGCCAGTGCTACTTTGGATATGCTGCTATCGGGTGGTAATCTATCTTTATACTCCGAAGCAGCCCCAGTTCAAACTGCAACAGGAGTTGATTCTATTCTTGGTCCAACTATATTTGATACGGTATTTAACGTTTTGACCAAAGCAAGAGCATTTTTCACGAGGTAGTGGTATGAGATTATCATATCTTCAGGCAGCGAAACTTGCTATTGGTGCTTATGATGGATCCGTATTCACCTTTGCTGGGTACACAAGTGCTGGGTTACTGACCAATCCTGGAGTTAGTATTTTTGGTACACCAACTCAGGTTGGAACAGTCAGAGCAGGAGTTACTATTGGACCACCTGCTGCAATTCCTGGTATCGGTGCACTGCCATTCTCATTAGAAGTCACTGGCGTATCTAACTTTGTCGGAAATACCAACCAGTTAGGACTTTATACCTGCAATGGTGCATCCATATTTAATGGAACGCAGACTACCAATGGAGTGAATACTGTCAGTGGCGCCAGTATTTTTAATGGCGCAACAACAATCACTGGAGTAACAACAATCAATGGAGCAACAACAATCAATGGAACACTTACTGTTACTGGACTAGCAACATTTTCATCAGTTGCTGCACCATTTAAGCAATTTGATATTTTACATCCATCTAAAACTGGATACAGATTAAGACATGCTTGCATTGAGGGCCCAGAGATTGGAGTTTACTTCCGTGGTAAATCCAAAACTGATACAATTACTCTTCCTGACTACTGGAAAGATCTAGTTCATGAAGATACAATCACAGTAAATCTAACTCCTATTGGACAAAACCAAAACCTTTATGTGGAATATATTAAAGAAAATCAAATCAAAGTAGGTGGTGGAGTCATAGTTCAGGGAGAAACACAGTTCAATTATCATTACACTGTGTTTGCAGAGAGAAAGGATGTCAATAAATTAGTACCAGAGTACGAAGGAACTGAGATCGGAGGTACAAAATAATGTCTAAAGAGAATATTATAAAGTTTACAAGCGAAGAATATGATATACAAGCACAACAAGTTAAAGATCTTCCAACATTAGTCACTCCGATTCAGGATAAGATTGATGATTTGATTGTTCCTGCAGCAAAGTATGATCAGAAGATTGCTGAGTTGACGGTAGCAATCAATCAAAAGATGTATGAGATTGACGTAAAGTCTGACGAAATCATCTATTGTGGATGTGCAAGTACAGTTGCTGGTGCTGGAGGAACTGCTATTGCTCTTGGTACTACTTCATACTATGAAAGAGTACAGGCACCAAGACAAGATTCGGAAGACCCAACCTTCACTGGAACCAATCCATATGCAACTGATAACTTAGGGACAGCAAGTCTTACAACAGGAATCGGATCTGATACTGCAACTGCATCAACATATTATGGTGTTGGAGTTGATACTCAAATTGTAACACTAAGTGGTGTTGGCAATTCAATCTTCACTGTTGATGCAAATGCCAGTGGTATCGCTACATGTCCTGGTAAAACATGTTCGGCATTGAGTGCTGAGTTAGATGTCCTTACAGGAGAATTGGCAGCGTTAAGAGCAGAACGAGTTGGACTGACTACATTCAGAGTTGGGATCCTAAAAACTGAACTCAAAGAGCAGTACACAAGGAGACATGCGTACAACTACGCAAAGGTAAAGACTCAGGAGAGAGCAGATACATTGGATCAACTCAAGAACTTCGTGAGTGACCCCGCCAACAAGTCCTATTTTGACTGACGCTTGACACCAGGAGTCAGACCTGTTATAATATGCAGGTAATCAAACGACGACACCATGCGAATCAACCGAGAAGATCTGATTCCTCTTCGTGAATTGCAAGAAGACATGGCAGAGTACTTTTGCGATGAGAATTGCATCAGTGGTCAAGCATACTGGACTTGTGTTCAGACTCTTGCTGAGATCAAACTTGCCGAACTTCGTGGTGATGTCATGCTGATTGATTGAAAATGATTGAGTATTCTTACAAGCACTACAAAGAAATCTTAAAGTACTATTCACATGCGTCCAGAAACAAGGGTATCTATGGAAATGCTGTTCGCAGCAAAGTGGAACGTTCCGAAAGCAGCAGAAAACTGTGGACTGACTTGGAAAGAGATGAAGATCACTTTCAATGAATACTGTAGGATGAATCCATCTACTTATAAACCTGAATAGGTTTTTTGGGAGCGTGGCGGAAGTGGTAGACGCACCAGACTTAAAATCTGTTGGGAGTATTCCCGTGTCGGTTCAAGTCCGACCGTTCCTATTAGGAGTTCTTAACCAATTCCTAAATAAACAAAAGTACGGAATGGAAATGAAATACCGTATTGACACCAGATACGTTTGGTACAATAAGGAATCAATGTTGGTTCTCATGTATTTCATCCAGCAAGTTCCATTTACTTTTGATGAAGTTCCTGAAAGTTTATATTACGATAAGGAAATTCTAGCAATCGCAGATAATGAAAGAAGATTTGAACCAGAAGAATTGTACTATGCATCATTCTATTTGATTGATGAAGAGTGCCATCCTCTTATGTTTGAATTGGATCTGGAGAACCCAGAACTGTTACCTGTTGATTGATTGCCAACTTAGCTCAGCTGGATAGAGCAGGGTTTTTGTAAAGCTCAGGTCAACGGTTCAAGTCCGTTAGTTGGCTCTTGGCGATACTGCCGAACCATCCCCTTCCGTGTGACTCAAGACCTCTCCGAAAGGAGGGGTTTTGTTGTTCATAAATAAAGCAGAAGAAAAATTAGTGTGCTAATACAATGCCTCTTTCCAGGTTAGAAAATTTTCTAATTAACACAGATGGTAATATTCTTTATGTAAATCCATCAGATTTAGACGCGACTGATAGTTTTGATAATAAGGGAAACTCCTTAACAAGACCATTCAGGACAATCCAGAGAGCACTGATAGAGGCAGCGAGATTTGCCTATCAGAGTGGAGCAAATAACGACAGATTTGATAGGACAACCATCCTATTGTATCCTGGAACACACTTAATTGATAATAGACCTGGATATTACATCAAAAACAATGGTGGTTCTCCACAGTATTTTGATGTCAATGAGAGTTCAGTAGCATCTCCAGACCTTGAGTTAACAAATAATACTATCTTTGACTTAGATAACGCATCAAACGTTCTCTACAAGTTCAACTCTGTTGATGGTGGCGTCATTGTTCCAAAGGGAACCTCAATTGTTGGTCTTGATCTGAGAAAGACAAAGGTCAGACCTCTGTATGTTCCTGATCCAACCAATGCATCTATTGGTAGATCAGCATTGTTCCGTGTAACTGGCGGTTGCTACTTCTGGCAATTCTCCATGTTTGATGCTGATAGATCAGTATTCTATAACAAAAACTTTGCACAAAAAGCAAACCCAAGTTTTTCTCACCACAAACTGACTTGCTTTGAGTACGCAGATGGTGTCAACCAGAAGGCATTGACAGGTCTGACTGACCTTGATATGTATTACTTCAAGTTGATGAATGCTTATGGTGATGATACTGGTAACAGAGAGATCATAGATTATCCAACTGTAACTGACTTTGAACCCAACAGCCCTGAGTTCAAGATCGTTGGTGATCTTTCTGCAAATGACTTTGGTGTTACCGAACTTTCTTCATCAGGACTTGTTGCAAGTATCGTAACTGATGTTGCACACAACCTCAACGTTGATGATTCATTCCGTGTAACTGGAGTTGGATCTGATCTCTACAATGGAAGTTACAAGGTCTCTGGTATCTCCAGTGCTACCAAGTTCACCTATACTCTGCTTGATACACCAGTTGATAGCGTCATTACGATTGGTGGTAACGAGAAAGTCGTCATTGAAGCAGACAACGTAACAGGTGCTTCACCATATATCTTCAACTGCTCACTGAGATCCACCTACGGCATGTGTGGATTACATGCTGACGGTGCAAAGGCAACTGGATTCAAGTCCATGGTTGTCGCACAGTTCACTGGTATTGGTCTTCAGAAGGACACCAATGCATTTGTGATCTACAATGACACAACTGGTCTTTATGATACTAACGAGACTGCTCCTACTGGCACTCTGAAACCACTCTACATCAACCAGGATGCCGTCTACAAGACTGATTATGAGAACTTCCATGTCAAGGCATCAAACGATGCTGTTATTCAGGCAGTTTCAGTTTTCGCAATTGGTTTCTCCAACCACTTCCTGGCAGAAGATGGAGCAGACCAATCCATCACAAACTCCAACTCAAACTTTGGTAACAAGTCACTGATCTCTAAGGGATTTAGAAAGCAATCCTTTGATCGTGATGACACTGGTTACGTTACCCATATTGTTCCACCAAAGGATAATCAGGAACCAGAGTTTAACGTTCTGTGGAGAACGTTAGATCCAACTACAACTGTAAGTGCCGCTACTACTTCAAGACTCTATCTTCTTGGTGAGACTGACCTTGATAACCCACCATCAAATATCACTAACGGTTTCAGAGTTGGATCAAGAAATAGCGAACTTCTTTATCTTGATGCTAACATTAATGGTACGATTACTGGATACTCTGCACCAATTTTAATGCAGGTTCCATCTGGTGATGGCCCCTCAACAAAAAAGTCATTTACTGTATCATCAATTGATGCTTCAAGTGATACCTTAACTTTAGATTTCGCCCACAACTTCTTTACTGGAGAATCAGTAAGACTCTATAGTGACAACGGTGTTGTTCCTGGTGGACTTGAGAACAATCAATTGTACTATGTTGTTTCAAGTTCTGCAACTGAAGTCAAACTGGCAAAGTCATTGAATAATGCCAATAATGGTACTGTTGTTGATATCAAGAACACTAGTGGTGGTATTCTGACTCTGGTCAGTAGAGTTACCGACAAGATTCCTGGTGAACTTGGACACCCAGTTCAGTATGATTCTTCACAAAACAACTGGTACGTACTGAGTTCTTCTACCACTGCAACTAATACAATCTATAATGGATTTGTTGGATTCTCAACAGAGATTGCAAGTAACAACTCTTCAACTTATGTCAGAAGATTTTCTGAAAACCGTGATCTGACTAACAGACTATACAAGTTACGTTATGTTGTACCTAAGGAATTCTCAAATGCAAAGGCACCTTCAAAGAACTTTGTACTTCAAGAATCCAAGACAGTTTCTGAAGAGTCAGTAATTTCTAATGTAAACTCCAATCGTAATCCTCGTGTCATTGCTGGCATCTCAACTTCTGGTTCAACTGTCACTGTTACCTCAGAAAGACCACATGGTCTGAGTGTCAATGATAGAGTTCACATCAAGAATGTCAAGAGTTCCACCAATACTGCTGGAACTGATGAAGAAGGTTTCAATGGTTACTATTATGTAACTTCAGTAAGTGGCACCAAGACATTCACTTATACAAATGCAAATGATGGTGGAACATTCACCGACAATGTTTCAACCAGAGGTTCTGGACTTCCTGTATTTGAAAGAAATGAATATGATACGACCTATACAATTCAAGAAGTAGAAACAGTTCAAGAATATATTTCTGAGATTCAAGATGGTGTTTACTATCTAACCTGCTTGATCGGAAACATTTCACCAACTGTTTCTCAGTTCTCAAGTCTCAAGTTTAAGCAGAACTTAAACAATCTCTACCCAACTGTTGACATTGATAACCCAGATAATGACCCAGAGCAAGCAGTTTCCGCTGCTTCTAATAAACTCCTCGGTAAGATTGTTGTTAATGATCCACTGAATAGCATCACCAAAGAATTTGCTATCAACTATCTTGATGACAACAGAATTGGTTTTGCAGTTACTGGTGCAATCTCAAGTACTTCTGGTGTTTCCACCGTATATAGTGCTTTAGATCACAACCTCAACACTATCACTGGTCTTGGAATCTCTGAAGCAGGAACAGGTTATGGTGCTGGTATTGTAACCACTCTCTATAACCTCTCACTTTCTGGTGGAGATGGATCTGGTGCAACCGCAAACGTCACTGTCAGTGCTGCAGGAACAATCACCGCAGTTCAGATTGTAGATGGTGGTGGTGCATATGGAGTTGGTAATACTTTGAGTGTTCCAACTGGTACTGGTGGTGTTCTTCGCATCAGTTCAATCAACGATAATATTGGTGACGTTGTTCAGGTTGTCGGTATTGGTGTAACACAGAATCGTAACAACAGTGGTTATAATGGACTGTATAAGATCACTGATGTTCCAAGTTCTAAGTCTGTAACCTACACCACAGGAACAAACCCTGGAATCTATACATCTTCAAGTGGTATTTTTTACGTTGTTGATGAAGCACTTCCAATTAGCACAGTTACTGGTGTTGCAGTAACAACTATTGCAGGAATCGTAACTGTCACCACTACCAAGGCCCATGGTCTTTCGGTTGGTAACAGAATCAAGATCACTGGAGTTACTGGATCTGCCGCTGATACTTACAATTCTGACTTCATCGTCAAGGAAAAAGTCAGTCAGTTTAGTTTCACCATCAAACCAACTGTTGGTATCACCACAACTGCAATCGGATCTGCAGAAGTTTATAAGTATGGTATTGGTGCATTTGGTGAAGACACTTCACTCCAGAGTGAAAAGATTGGTGGAAGTCTGCTGAGCATGAACGCTGGCATCAGCACTACAATGTCCGCTAGTATCACCACAACTGCAACTACCTTACAGGTTACTAGCACTGTTGGATTCTCGGCCGGTGCATTCCTCCAAGTTGATGATGAAATTGTCAGAGTTTCCGCAGTTGCAAGTGGATCAAACCTCACCGTAATCAGAGGCATACTTGGTACGACTGCAAAACCACACGATAATGGATCTGTTGTCAAGAGCATCAAGGTCATTCCTTCTGAGGTTCGCAGATTCTCCAGCATCCGTGCTTCGGGTCACACCTTTGAATACGTTGGTTACGGTCCTGGTAACTATTCCACTGCACTTCCTCAGAGAATTCAAAGAACTCTGACTCAGGAAGAGGAACTTCTTTCAGTTTCCAAGGAAGAGAAAGGCGGTATCGTATTCTTCTCTGGTATGAATGATCGTGGTGACTTCTTCACTGGCGAGAGAGCAAAAGCAAGAGAAGCTTTCCTTGGAGAAAGTAAATCAGATCTTACTGCAACCTTTGATGATGTTTATGTTCGCAACACTCTTCGTGTTGGTGGCGGTACAAACAGAAACCTCCCATCAGAATTCAGAGGACCAGTAAACTTCACCAATAAGATTACTTCTACTGATACTGAAGATGGAATCAACGCAATCAAGTTACTCCTCAAGGGTAACAACACTGTCAATCCATTCTTCCAGATTGGTCCTGATGCAAACCCATCACTGATTGTCAATCAGTCTAGTGAACTTGTTGGTATCAAGACTGCAACTCCTTCTTATGAGTTGGATGTTAGCGGTACAATTCGTGCTGATGTTTATGAAAACTTCAAGTTATCTGATCTCCCAAATTCTCCAACAGAAGAAACAACCTTCAAGAGAGATCGTGTTCTGAAAGTTAATAGTGTTGGTAATGGATATGAGTTAGTTGATGCTCACGAACTTGATGCATTCAAATTAAGAAGTTATAATATTAGCAATGACCCAACGGTTTATGTTGGAACTGGCAGCACTGTAGATGGTAAATTGGAAGTTAGTGGAATTTCTACTGCAAGATTCCAAGTAGGAGAGAAGGTTAAACTCTTTGGTGTTACCAGCACTTCAGATGCAGTCACTGTTTCTGATCCTGTTGTTGGTTCTTCCAGTTTTGCTCAGGTTGGCACTTCTACTACCGTCTCAACCTATCGTTACTGGATTGCACAATACAATTACAGAAATGGTAAGGTCGGTGTTTCTTCACAGATTTCTCCAACATCTGGAATTGGAATGACATCCATTGGTAATTTCAATGATCAGGAGCACATCACTCTGACCCTTGCAAGAACTGATATCAACCATGGTATTCTTGTCTATCGTCAAGAGAGTATTGGTGCAGGAACCACGAATATCAATGATGCGAAGTTAGTTGGCATCCTTGGTCCTAAGGAACTGACTAATGCAACTGCTGGTATTCTTTGGAATGACTATGGTGTTTATGAGCAAACCACCTGGTCAACCAAGGGTACGAAGAATGAATATGACTCAGATCAGATTCACTTCCCCAACATTGCAACCACTGGACAGAGAAGAGGTTGGGCATTAGATGAAATCGTTTCTATCGGTGCAAGCACAATCACTGTCAACGGTGCATATAACTTCAATGGTTCATATGGATCTACTGATGCAGTAACCGTTGTTCATGATAACACTTATGCAATTAGTCAAGCAATTGACGACACTGTAGCATCTGGTGGTAACTATCTTGATATGCCAAGTGGAACTTATCTTGCCAATAAGATCATCATTCCATCTGGATTTACTCTTGGTGGAAACGGAAAAAATACTGTCATCAAGCAACAGTATTTTGCAAATGATGAAACAGATGGTGGTGGAAACAGCCTTGACTTTGACGGAAACTTTGTTGGAATTGGAACCACAAATGCATCAGATGTAACGATTAAGGACATCACCATTGATGGAAACAATGGCAACAACATCCTGTTTGATGGTGAGTTGGATAACTATCTGGTTTACTTCAGAGGTATTTCTTCTTCACTCTTCAAGGATCTTGAGATCCGTAACAGTCCAGCACATGGTCTCTACATCTATGATTCAAACAGAGTTTCAGTTGAGAACTCATCGTTTGTTGATGGATCACTGACTGATAGATATCCATTTGAACCAATCCAAGCACAAGAATCTGAAGTTCTGAGAATTAATGATTCTCTGTTTGAGAATTATCCTGGTCCTGTTGACCTCTCTGTTACTTCTGTTGTCTCCACTGGTGGTAACATCATCCGCAACTGTGGAACTGGACTCAGAACTTATGCAACTGGTAAGATAACAACCACCAACAACATCATTCTTGGTCCATCCGATGAATACATCCCATCACCAGACATCTATGATAGTGACTACAACTCAGTCAATGTCACGATTGATAGAACTGCTGACTTCTTTGGTCCTGTTCTTCAGTACATTGAGGATGGTGATGCTAAGGATATCAGCAGCGGAAAAGTCTCCATTACTTCTGCTGGAATTGGAACCATCGTTGGTCAGGGAACCACAAACGAAACTCTTGGTACTCCATTCCTGAGTTTCAATATCACAACTCCAGACACTGGAACATTTGGCAGACAGAATGGATACATTCAACTCTCAATGCCACTTGCAAACACCAGCACTCTGGGACTCAGCAGTGCTCTTGGATACGATATCGTTGCACAAGAATTCTTACAACAACCTTCTGGATTCTCAACTTACATTGGAATCGGAACAGGTGTTTGGAACACAATTGGTGTAGGTGCAACCACTTACACTGTTACACTTGATGACTATACACAAGCAAGTGGAATCTCCACTGGTGATGTTGTTAAACTGGTGAACCACTCAGTATCTCCAAGTCTTTCGCAGTACAGTCTCACTGTTCAGTCTAAGACAACTGTTGGTATCACCTCTGTTGAACTCGCACTGACTGGATTTACAACAACTTCTGTAATTGATGGTAACCAGAGTGGATATATATCTATAAGGAGAACATTTACAATCGCCAAAGGAAGAGTCGGAGTCATCTAAATGCCAGACAATACTAACGTAAATAATAATTCAGCAGTTGTTGTTGTAGGTAGAACTGCTCCTGTTCCTCCTGGTCAACAAAAGTCTGAAAAGTCAATCCCTGTTGTTATTGCAAGTGACCAGTCAACTATTCCAGTTGCTGAACAGAATAAAGTCCAGTCCGAAGTTGCACTCTCCCTTCTGGGTATCCCCAGATCGGAGGTTGCTCTTGGTATCTTCGCTGACGTTAACACTTACGATGTAAACCCAACTGAATGGACAGCGACACCAGAACAGTTTGCCACTGTTGGTAATGATGGCAACTATGTTGGTGTTGCTCAGACTATGGGATGGGGTCTAACTCACGTTCCAGAAGAATCTGGTGCTCTCGTTGAAGCACCTGCAGATAGAACTGCAATCCTCACTTCAAAGAGATTCTTCAGATATCAACCTGGTCGTGTTTCTTCCGCTACCTTTGGTGTTAAGACAACTCTGATTGGTGCAGATGGTTCTAGTGTTCAGAACCCTGCCATTCGTAAGTATGGTATCTTTGATAACTACGATGGTTATTATTGGGAATCAAGAAATAACGGAGAATCGGATAACTTCTCAGTAGTTAGAAGAACTCAGTCTATTACATTTAGAAATCCAGTAAACTTTGGAACTGGTGCTTCTGAGCAAACTGCCGACTATGGCGTAACAAACCCTTACGATCCACTTGAAGCAAGAGCATCCGAATCTGTTGGTGCTGGTGCAACTTCAGTCCCAACTGGATACACCAACGCAGAACTTGGTGATCTTGTTATCGTAAGAGATAACTTGATGATGACACATGCTGGTGTCTATGATCCATCACTGTTACAACCAGAGCACAAGGTAGGAATCACTTCAATCTTTAATGGAAATACAATTTCCATGGCAGGATTGGCGAAGAGTGTTACTAATGCTGTTTACAATATCAACTCTGGTTTGATGGTCATCACCACTAGTGGTGAGCATGGATTCAAGAATGGTAAGTTTGTCACTCTGACTGGAATCGGAATGACTTGTTACTTGGATCCAGTCAATCCAAAGACATATCCAAATAGAACTACGGGATACAATATTGTAAAGGTTGACTCTGCAACTTCATTCACAGTTAACGTTGGTGTTTCAACTGTTCCTACTTTCTATCATAGCGGTGGACATGTAGTTGGTCTTTCAACCGATCAATATGTTTCTTACTCAAAGGGAACTGCATCCGCTGCACATGGTGGATTCACCGATGACAAGATCTACAAAGTTGGATCAGTAACTGTTGATTCAAGTACGGGAATTAGTACAGTTACTTTAGAAGACCTTGGTGGAACTGCAGTAACTGGACTCACTAACCAGGAATTTACTGGCATTTCATCTCATGTCATGGTAACTCCTGTACCATTTGTACAACCAACAAATGGCACTCTGATTGCAGCAGGCAGAACTAAGTATACAACTGTAAAGGCAACGGGCATGTTCCCTTACATGTATACAGATGCAGACAATAACAATGAAGGTTATATTGATACATCATTGGCAGTTGCAAACACAGCAACACTCAAGGCCCAGATTGATGCTGTCAATACATATTATAAAAAGTGGGTTAATCAGAACGTTGATATTAACTATTGGGGTGTTTACGAATATCGTGTTCCAAGATCTAGATTCAGCGGTGATCGTTTAGATGGTACAACTGATAATTTACTTTACAGTGATGCAGTATCAGATAAGAGAGCGGGACAAGTTGTAACTGATACTGATACTGGGGAACAATTATCAGATGTAAGTATTTGGGACATTGACCTCACAAAGGTCACCATGTATAAGATTGAGTTCTCATGGTACGGTGCTGTTGGCGCTCTGTTCCTTGCATATGTCCCTGTAAGCAACGGTGAGGCACGTTGGGTACGTGTACACCACCTGAGGGCATCAAACCAGTTGAAGGTCTCCTCACTGGGCAATGCGACCCTTCCTATCACCTATATGGTCTATGGTGGAGGCGGAGCAAATAAAAATGGTTATACCAATTCTCTGAGGGCAGCAACATCATTCACTTATGGTTCATCTTCTGAGCACATTGTTAAGTATGGTGCTTCATACTACATTGACGGTGGTGACCGTGGTACTGTAAAACTGTTTAGTTATGGTTCACCAACCAATACCGATGTGTATGGTTTGAAGAGACAGTTCACTGTAGGATCAGGAACCACTGAAGCAGCACTGACTAATGCAACTGATTCTCTGGATCCATACATCACTGCAGGTGCAACTTCTGGACTGACATCATCCTACTATGTCGGTGCAAAGATTATTACAACCGATCCACTTGATCAAAACATTGAGATCACTTACGTCAACCCATCAAATAACAGACTGCATCTCAATGCTCCTCTGAATTCATCTTCACTTTCATCCATCAACATTATTGCAAACCGTGTGACTCCTCTGGTTGGTATCAAGTGTAGAGACTTTATCCAGAGCAGCACTGGCAGAAACGTAAGAAATAGAACTCAGGTATATCCAACTAGACTCTCAACTGGTTCAACTGGAGTTGTTAAGGTTGACCTTCTGAAGTCACCTATTTTCCAGACAACTTCAGTCATCGTACAACCAACTCTTTCTGCACTGACACTGAACTCTTCAGTTAATATCGGTAAGAGAGGCAAACCAACTCAGGTTGATCTGCCACTGGTTATCTACACTGGTAATCATAATTTTGTTTCTGGAACCACTGGTGCAATCACAGTTCAGACTGGAGCAGCAGCAGGTGCAGCATTGACTGCAACGACTGGAACTGATTATGAGGGTGGAACTGGAGTTCTGACTGTTGTAACTACCACTACTCACGGAATGACAACTGGAGATACAGTTGCCATTGCAAATGGTGCTATTACACTTACATGTTCCCTTGACAACTATGCAACCAACCATACATATCCAAGATCCACTGATCCAACTTCTGGTCAAAATCTAACAGTAACTGTCACAGATGCAACAACATTTACTGTTAACGTTGGACAGGCACAAGCCGAGTACATCAGAGATATCGGTGGTGGAACCTATGGATATTTCAGAGGATACTTTGAGAACGATGCTTCTCAGAGACCAATCTCTGTTCTTGGATACCTTGAGAACAGAGGATCAGACAGAACCAAAGGTACTCAAACTGATGGTTACTACTTCTATGCTCTGAATGCAACATCAGATAACATTATTCTTACCACGACTGAACCATTCTTAAGAGAAGAAAATTCAAACCCAGTTGGTGATGGAGTTTCTGGAATCACAACAGAGTTTACTCTCGCTCAGTTGTCTTCCATTAAAGTTAATCCACAAGTAAGAAGTCCAATTCCAAAAACTGGAACTATCGTGGCGAGCATCTTTGTTCCTGCATCAGGTGAAGAGTATGATCTCTCCCCATACTTTGACTACAATAAAGAGTATCTCTCATTCCCCCTCACTAATAAAGTTGAGAGTCTCTACATCTGTGGTTCAACCCAGTCTACATATAATTCAGGTAGTCCAGCAGCAGAAATTTCAGCAAGTCTGACATGGGAGGAGCAGTGATTCATGAATGGGGGAAAAGATGTAAGGCTTGGAGACGACAAAAGACGTGTCTCCATTATCCCTTCAAACGAGGATAATCTTTATAACATTGCGAATGGTGAAATATTAACAGATGAATTCGGAACTCCTCTGATTGTAGAGGTTGATCAATACTTTATTCCCGATACAACAGCAAAGAGATCCACATCTGTTGTTTTTGATAATAATGCTACTACACCATACACAAGACTAGATCATAGTATCGTTGGTATTTTCACTGCAACTTATTGTGGTGATTTTGATGTTTACGTAACAACTGGAGCAGGAACAACCAGTGGTGGAACTGTTAGTTTCGCTTCCACTGTTCTGATGACTAGTGGTACTGTCGTTGATCTTGATGAGTACCCATATCTTGAGGTCAAAACTGTTGCTGACCAAGGTTCCGAAAGGAACAGAATGTACTTTGATAATTCAATAGGAATCTCTACGATTGTTGGTGTTAAATTATTTGATAGAGTTTCTGGTAGATATATTCCCGATGGAACATTTGTAACTAAAATCAATCCATCTAGAATTGTACTCTCAAATAATGCTACCTTTGCTGGCATCCATACCAATAATATTTTAATTGAGAGAGCAACAAGAAATCTTAAGGCAGCAAACAATGTCTGGAAGATTCAAGAAGTATTCAAAGAGACTAGTGAAGTTAGTTCAACTCTCCTTGGTGTTCCTCGTGCAGAAACTCAGTTAAGTCTTTTCTCAAACGTATCATCTTATGGATTAGATCCCGATGAATTTGAGTTCTATAGGTTCAATGGTGGAATTAGTTTTGCAAGTTGGAATAACAGAGCAAATCAAGTTTATGGAAATCGTTATCTTGCAACAAGAAAGGAAGAAGTCCAAGAGTCTGCAATTAGACTAGAGGCATTTCCACCACCATACTCATATCCATTTGGACCCAAGTTTGCAAACCTTGGTGGATATAACGCAGATTTATTTAACCAATATCTTGGATTCATTCAACTTGGTAATGATTTGTATGATTACTATAATACTGGCGCAGGTTCTGGATATCCTGCAGGTTGGAAAGAAAAGTTTTTAAATAAGTCCAATGTCTATGTTCAGGGTGGTGATGTAGAGTATGCTGCTGGCATTTCTGCCTCATTTGCTGAGATTGATACCTGGACTGATACTTGGAGGGACATTAAGGACAGTCTTCTAACTGATCCAACTGATGGATCAACATTTAACTTTGGAAAAGTAAATTCCATTCTTAATTCAAACTTAGACTCTACTACAACGAGACCAGGATACAGTTCAAGTGATGTAAGATATTCTTTCCTACAATCAAGAAGAGTATTCAGATATCAACCAGGTAGAATTAGTGGATTTACTTTTGGTCTCAAATCATCAACAGAACCTGTTAGTGGTATTACATTAGAGTGGGGTATCACAAACCCAACTGATCAGTATGTTTTCCAGATTAATGCTGGACAACTTAAGATCATCCGTAGAAGCACGATTCCCCTTGAGTCTTCTGCTCTTGCCAGAAGTGGTCTAACGATTACAGATCAGGTTAGAAAAACATCTGGCGATCCATTTGATGACACTGAATATTGGACAATTGAAATACCTAGAGATAAGTTTAATGGTGACCCACTGAATGGTAATGGTCCTTCTAGGTATCTGATTCAACCAAACAAAGTCACAATGTATAAGATTGAGTTTGGTTGGTATGGCGCAATCGGTGCTAGATTCTATGCATATATTCCTGCAGGCCCTGGAGAGGCAAGATGGGTTGTTATCCACACCTTAGTCATTGAAAACTCTCTTGGTTCACCATGTCTAGAGGATTCATATTTTAGACTGAAGTATTCCCTCAACATTGCAGACACTGCTGACATCAGAACTCCACAGTTCCTGTATAAGTATGGTGCATCTTATTACATTGATGGTGGAGATGAAGGAACATCTCAAATTTATTCTGTAAGTACAAGAGAAAGATCAACTAATACATCAGACTATAGAACTTTGATAGGCATTACACCTAAGGACTTTATTCTTAATAGTACTGGTACTGAAATTGAAAACAAGAAATTAATTATTCCAACCAGACTTAACGTTACGACAGACTCCCTCACTGAAGTTAAAGTTATAAACTGTACTGCATGTCCTGGATTTGGTCATGTTTATACACCTGGAGTGGCATCAACCGAAAGTGGTAGAAATGTAGAGTTTGAATTTACAAGTGGAAATGATCTTGCAGCAATCAATGATTCCTACTTCTATGAGAGTGACATTGGTGCAAAGGTCATCGCACCTTCAATCTACAATGCATACATTGTAAGCGTAAGTGATCCAGTTGGAACTGCTGGTTCATTTGAAAGTGCAAAGATTCAGGGATGGGGGCCAGGATATAATGCATATCCAGTAAAAAATGCATCAAGACCACTGGCAGGAATTGAAGCACTAGATAGAGTCACTGGTGTTACCACCACTGTAGGTATCACAACATACCCATACGCTGTTCGTCTCAGTAACTACGATCATTATGTTGCATCAGACTTTAAGTTCACTGGTTCTAAGATTGAACTTCAGTTTGTCAATCCAAATCAGTCAGATGACTATGGACACTTCTCAGACTTCTTGATTGGTGTCACTGACATTCAACCTGATGTTTCAATTCCAAATACTTTGAATGGATTCATAATTGGTTCGGCAACAACCACAGTGTTACCAAACTCCAATATCCTTTATGGTGAACATACTCACACTTATGCGGCAGTAAATGAGGATGGTGTTGAGACTGGAGAAGGTTGGGCACCAACTAACCCACAAGTTAGAATGGGTATTGACTATAGAATTCCAACTTTACCTTCACCATCCCCTGGTATTTGCTCTAAAGCAACCATTGATATTTTAGATCCAGTACAAATTACAAATCTAAATCAGTTTGATTATGAACCAGGTAACCCACCACCTAATGGAACAGGAACTGATTCCTTAGGCAGACATTGGATACAGATTGAAGGTAGTTTCCCAGCAGGAGTTACTTTTGATGGTGGTCAGATTGCATTGCTTTCAGGAGGAACTGTTACTGTTACTAATAGCAGATTTGTTGGTATTGTAAGTTCATATACAACGGCAACCACATCATTCCAATACATTCAGATTGATCAATCTCTTGGATCTGTTGGTGCTGACTTTACAATTCTGATTCGCCCAGTTCAAATCTCTGCGAATGGAATGCCAACAAAGTCTAAATTGTATAACTACAATCCATATCCATTATATCTTGTCATGAAGTTGAAAGACAATGCAGCAATTAATAATATCTCAGTAAAAGAATCTGTTGGTGGATTTGAAAGAACAATCTCACCTAAGTTCTATACTCTTGGCAATGTTGAAATTACTAATGCAGGTGGAAATGCTGATGTTACTGGTGCCGCACCAACTAACTTCACAGAAATCAATCGTCTGTCTTCTGCATTAATTGATACACAGAATGAGCAAAAACTGAGACCAGGAACCACCCGAGACATTCTTTATGTTGGTGCTAACTCAACACAAGAAATTGATATGTCTAAGGTCTTTGGTGCAGACAGAAATGTTATCACACCAGACAATAATAATGCAGAGGCAACATTTATAGTTGCCAAGAAACTTGATGCTGGTGCAAGTGGATCAGTCCAAGCAAGTTTGAACTTCAAAGAACAATAATAAATAAAGAAAAAAGAGTTAATAATGGCATCTCGTAGACCTTTAATTGTAAATTCAACTGCGGGTCAGATTCAGGAGTTAACTGATTCTGATGGACTGGTTGGCAATGGAACGATTCCAGTTGGTGGAATTATTATGTGGAGTGGAAGTGTTGCCACTATTCCGACTGGGTGGGCATTATGTGATGGAACTAATAGCACACCAAACTTAGTAGATAGATTTGTTATTGGTGCTAGCAGTACTGGAGATACAACATACCCAGGACTTTCTGTTGATGAAACTGGTGGTAGTGCTGATGCAGTTGTTGTAGAGCACAACCACGGTATTACTGATAGTGGTCACTCTCACTCATTAAGTCGTTTTTCTGGTAATAATAATGTTAATAGTCAAAGTGGCCGTTATGCACTTGCTACAGATAATGATTTGACTACTGATAATACACAATCTGCAACGACAGGCATCACTATAAACAATGAAGGTGTTTCTGGAACAAACGCAAACCTTCCACCATACTATGCTCTCGCTTTCATCATGAGAACTATCTGATAGGAAAGATATATGGCACTTAGAAACCCAAAATTATTCGGACTTAATGTCTTAACTCTTTTTGCGGACGTAGAAAATAAGAATGCCGCACTGCAAGCAATCAATCTGCCACCTCTTGACATTGAGGTGATTGCTGGTTCTGCAAATGCAGGAGCAAGTAGAAACGATTGGGTTTGTTTCTCAAGACTAAGTGTTCCTCTTCATGAAACATTAGACAGATACTATAGAGATTCAGAACAATATAACGGAATCTTACAGAAAAGAGCAGGAACTGATAGTACTCTCTTTGGCAACTTAAGTATCAACGGATCGTTTAGTGGATCTGCAATTCGCTATCGTTATATTGATGGTACTGGGACAGGTGCTACAGTAAAGATTGCAGATATTTCAACGTCAAGAATCAGTGCATGGAGTTCAAGCGATTCCAGAGCAACAAGCACTGATCTGGCAACTCAAGCAAAGGCAAGAATATCATATGGGGCCAGAGTTGGCATCACAACTGGTGGATCTTTGCAGTTTGGTACACAGTCTACCGCAATCAGTGGACCAAGACTTCAGACATCCATTGTTCCCCAAGCAAAAGAATTTAATTCAGAGTTTCCAACTTCAAAAATTGAATGCACTATTGGTGGTCAGGCAGTAACTCTTTATGCAATGAAAGGAATCCCTGTTATTTTTACAGGATTCTTTAGAAACGTAGATGCAGAAGTTAATTTGTCATCATTAATTGATAACATCTCAGCAAGTTGGAAGATTGTTGAAACAGGTAATGCAAATAACTATACCAACTATGCAGACCAAGGTACAACAACATCCAAAATTAGATATAGATCTTCAGTATCAAGAGAAAGATATATTCAATTCTACTATAATCCAGACAGGATTTCAAGGATTCAAATCAGATCTGCAAGCATTGCAGAACTTCCCACTGTCAAGTTCCTGAATGCAACCACACTTGACTTTGCATACAACACTCTCAAGAACTTCCCAGATCTGAATTTCATTGCTCCATCACTACAGAATTTGTACTTGATGAGGAATCCATTCTACCTGAGTGAAACTGAGAGCGAAAGAAAATTCAATCAGGCAGTTGTAGATAAGATTCCATCTGGACTTAGAGAACTTCATATGGAAGGAACCTTCTATGGTTCTATTACTCAAAATATTATTGCAAATCGTTTCACACAACTTACTACTCTAAATTTTGGTAGAGGTGGTGGTGCATACTTCCACCCAGACTCTGATGATTCAAGTTGTACAATTCCAAACGTTCCAAATACTTGTACAACATACAGTGTTCAATCAAATGACTTCAGAGCAATTGATAACACAGCAAGTGGATCTGGAAACACTTACAACGTAAAGCAACTTACAAATCTTCAGACATTAAATCTTTCAGGTAATTATTACTTGACTGATGGTAGTTTCTCAATTGATACAGACAATAATTCCATCGTAAACATTTATATTAATTCAACTGGACTTTCAATTCCAACAGGAGTCGCTGGAAAACAGTCTCTTCAAAATTTCTATGGATATTATTGCAGAAGTCTTGGATCACTTTTAAATGGCACATCATATAAGTTTGATGGTTGCGGATCACTAAGATACCTACACTGCTATGCATCGGGTGTCACTGGTGCGTTACCAAGATTCACAAACCCATCACTCTATTATCTTGATTTAAGATACACTAGTATCACTGGTGGATCTCCAACTGGTGATACCTCATATGTTATTCCAGAAAATACATTCAAGGACCTCACTGCAGTTTATTATATCATGTTGGATTCTGGAAATCTTTTGACTTCCCCAATCCATCCGAATGCTCTGAGTACATGTACAGATCTTTATTACTTCTGGTATCGTTCCCGTGGAAGAACAACAGGATCTCTTCCAAGTTTTGCAGCGAATGCAAACCTAAGATACATTTGGATGTATCATAATAAGTTTAGTGGATCAGTTCCAAACTTTGCATCAAACCCAAACATTTATTATGTTCAACTTGGTTATAACCAATTGAGCGGACAGATTCCATCATATAAGAATCTCTCTAACCTTACTTATCTGTATCTCTACAATAATAGTTTCACATCAATTGGAACTTTCCAGAACTTACCAAGACTGAGATACTTCTACGCACATAATAATCAAATTGCTGGTGAGATTCCTGACTTCACCGATTGTCCATACTTATACTACTTGATTCTTTACAACAACCAGTTTACAAATTACAAACAAGGTGCATTCTCACAACTATACAGAATCAGATATATAGATTTAGCGAGTAACTCTTTAACTGAGCAAGCAATTGAACAAATGATTAATGATTTGCTTGAAAACTATAATTCAGTAAATCGTGGAAATGTGACGATTAATTTACGTGGAAATTCTGCACCCAATCAGGACTCATTAGATAAGATTGCAATTTTAAGATCTAAAGGTTGGAACATTACACATAGTTAAAATGACAGTAAGACAGAACCAAGGATTCAGAAAAGATTTAAACTTTGAAGAGAATACAAACGACACACAGGCCCTAAGTAACCTTGGTGGAGTTGGTCTTGCAAATGATTTAAGAGTCATTCAGAATAACTTAAAAAATACATCTACTCTTGGATTTGTAACGTTTACAAATGGATTCTTTTCCTTCCCAGATAGAGAATTTGTATTCACAAATGATGATGTTGTTCTTGTAAATACTGAAGTGAATGTTGGATCAACTGTATTAACTACAGGAACTAATTATTATGTCTGCAACTCAAATGGAGAAACGCAATTTAAATTATCAACTACTCCAAGCACATCAAACCTTGGAATCAATACAATTACAGTTACTTCAGTATCTCCATCATCCTTTAACTTCATTCGCAAGGATGCAGTCTATCAGGAAAATTTAGTCAATTTTATTGAACCAGATATCCAAGATACTGAGGATTTTGGTGGATACCTGGCAGAATCTATCAATAGTATTTTTGATGATACTCAGGTAAATAACGAGTCAGCAAGATACTTTATTGGAAAGAAGTATAAAGGAACAGAAAACACAGAAACAGATAAAGAAATTAAGTTTGAGGGGACAGTTAATCTCTTTGACCCAGCACAGTTTAACGTTAGTCAAACTCAATTAAGCGATACGCAGTCACCTGGTATCTTTATTGGTGACACTCGTGCATTCTCAGCAGATAACAATCCATGGGAAATCTCTGGAAGCACACTAAGAACTCTTAGTGAAGAAGTAACGATTGGTGATCTATTTTTCTATGATGACATTACGATCACTGGAGTCAGTGCTGTCTCAGCAGCAGAGGTAAATGTGACTTCGTTCACTCATAAAGTTCCTGTTGCTATCAACGGGGAGACTTATTACTTATTGTTATCTACCTGAACCAAAATCAACTTTTAAAACCATTTTTGGCGGAAAAAAAATTCCACCAAAAATTTGATCTGAGACCCTTTCAGGTATTATACACACAAAACATTATAAGTGATACCGTCTCCTGCTCTTAATTCAAGTCTAGTGTTGGATCTATCTGCTGAGGAGTAGTTTGTGATTTTTGATGTAGTAACATTTGCAGTCAAAGCATCAAAAATGACATTACCTTCTTCAATTCTCAGACTCTGCTCAGTGGCAGTTGTATCAAGTCCTTCTTCGGTTGGGTTGAATGGTGGTGAAGTATCTGTTGGTGGGCAGCAGAGTTGTCTATCATCAACCTCATTTGTAACTGTGAAGTTTGATCCTGCAACAAGATTTTTCGTTGTCGCCGCACTAAGTGCAATTGTGTTGTTTAAAGGTGCTCCATTTACAGTAGTTCCAGTTGCAAATTGGAACCCCTGAACATTCCATCCATTACCCACACCAGTCGTATCTTGAACTGGAACTGATGTTGATCCTGCAGGAGTATCAGAAGCAACGATCATGCATTTTGTATTTGCAGGAATACAGAATGCATTTAGTGCTTCGTCTACAAGGCCTCTAGATTCATAGAAATAGAGGAATCTTTGCCCAAACCCTTGACTTGGGTCAATTGTGACTTGAGTTGCAGATGTGGTAATTCCAGTATATTGAGTAATACCATTACCAATAACGATCATTCCAGTTTTAAGACCTGATGTATCACCAGTTGAGAGACTAATAGTTCCGCCATTCGCACTTCCTGTAACTCTTTTTACGAATCCACGGTGATCAATGATTGTTAGGGGATTTGATGCTCTTGTACTTGTCGCAGCATTACTAATGATGAAAGAGTCATTGATGATAATGTCAGTAACTCTTGTATTTGCTGGAATTCCTGCCCCAAAGACATAATTACCAATCTCAATATTTGAGGTATCAGTCAAAGATACAACTTTTGAATTATTCGTGGTTGATGCAGTTGGCGATGCCTTAGTAATCGCCGCCAGGGAGGTTTTTGGTGAATATTTGATGTCAATTTTCTTAGTTGACTTGACTTTTACATATACATCTGAGTTTGCAGATCCACCGATCAGTCCACCACCAAAAAGAACAGATTGATCATAGAAAGCATTAAAACTTCCTTTTGCAGATTCAGAGAAATCATAGTTAAGAGAGTAAAGATTATTATATCTTAAATTCGTGTTAGATGCTCCACCTGGAGGTGTATAATCAAAGTTAATATTTCTATCTACACCGATTGCATTGACACTCTGAGGAACGTAGAATCTAAACCTGACTCTATATCTTTCATATGCCTCTAAAACATAAGTGGAGAATCTCGTACTTACTGATGTTCCAGGATCTCTGAAGAATGTAACTGGAATGTTGGAGTTAGCAGTAGTAATTGGATCTCCAGAATCATTCGTGAGTGTGATCTCTCCTGTATCCCTATCAATAGAGTCATCTACACCGATAGTTGTACCAGAGAGAATACCAGATCCACTTACCGACATTCCTATTCCAACATTTGGAACATTAGCAGTTGGAATAGTGACTACGTTTGTACCAGAAGTTGTTGCCGTAACTGTTACTGCAAGCCCAACTCTTTGATATTCAGTATAAGTATTGATACCAGAAACATATCCTTCAGTTTGGAAGTCCATGGTAAAACCAAGACTTGCACTTGTATTAAAAGTATAACTTCCAGTTTGAGTAGGAACAAAGAATCCTTCCCACAGTACACCACCATTTGCGTTTACTGATTGTGGGTGAATTTTACCAGTATAATTGAAGTTTCCATTTTCCCAAAAAGTATCGCCTGGAATAATTCCACCAGTTGTAACTCCCACAAAGATTCCTGATGTTGTATCATCTACTTGATCTTCATTAAAATATGTGGCTGTCAGTCCATCACCACCATTAAATCTTGGATCACCAGAGAAAATTTTAAACTTATCTAAACGATTTTGATAGGTAATACTTGGTGATACTGCTTGGTTAATTCCATTTGAATTTGTGTTTTGGACAGCACTACCAATTATGTCCCGATAGTTTTCAGGAGACAGTCCTTCTGCAAAGACATTTCGGATTACATCTAAGTCTTCCGATGTGAATGAAGAACCTTCTTCATCAACGAGTGTATCAAGTAAGTTATTCAGAGCAGTCTTAGAATCAGAAAGATCGGAAAAGTTAAAGTCCCTTCTCAGACCGACCCTTTTGAATATTTTACGTGCCATTTTTGACTTTTTTTACTATTTATTGTATAATAAATAAATTGCCATATATGTAAGTAAATGAATCCTGAATCAATGCTCACAGAACTAAATGAGAGAGAAAAAAATCTCAGAAATGAATTGATTGAACTTGAAAGACAATTCAATGCAAAGAAAGAACAATATCTCAAAATCCAAGGTGCAATTGAAGCACTGACATTGGTAGAAGAGGGAGATTCTGAAGACTGATAAATAAAAGGAGACTTATATAAGTCTCCTTTTTTGGTACATACCGAGATACATAAATGTCCACACCTTTTAGGTTAAAACGATCTGCTGTATCTGGAAAGCGACCTGGACTTTCTGA